AATCCAGTTGGTTCTTTGCGCCGTCATTTGGTGTTGCAGCGATCTTCCGCTTCCTTCTATTCCTCCAGGGATTCCACAATTGGACGCTCAATCCCTTCCATATGATGGGAGTTGCTGGTATACTGGGTGGAGCATTACTCTGTGCAATTCACGGAGCAACAGTTGAAAATACACTTTATGAAGATGGAGAAAAGTCAAACACTTTCAAAGCCTTTGAACCGACTCAGGAAGAAGAGACGTACTCAATGGTTACTGCTAACAGGTACTGGAGTCAGATCTTTGGTATTGCGTTTAGTAATAAGCGTTGGCTTCATTTCTTTATGTTATTTGTTCCCGTTATGGGGCTTTGGACTTCTTCTATTGGTATTATTGGGCTTGCTCTTAACTTGAGAGCATACGATTTTGTATCACAAGAAATCCGTGCAGCAGAAGATCCTGAGTTTGAAACATTCTACACGAAGAACATTCTTCTCAATGAAGGACTTCGTGCTTGGATGGCTCCTGTGGATCAACCTCACGAGAACTTTGTGTTCCCAGAGGAAGTATTGCCAAGAGGTAATGCTCTGTAAACTACTCAAGATGGGGGTGGAAACACCCCTTTTTTAGTCAATATGATAACTTCAGAAACTTCATACAAGCTCGCAGAAATAATTAGAGCAACTTGGCCTCAACTTTACAATTCATCCAAGTCACCCTATAATGGTATAAATAATTCCCAAAAACTATTAAGAAATATGAAGTTCACAGTTTATTCGAAAGACGGTTGTCCATATTGCACAAAGATACAACAGGTGTTAGAATTATCGAAACTTGAACATAAGGTGTATAAATTAAATGAGGACTTCACCAAAGAACAGTTTTATGCTGAGTTTGGTAAAGGATCTACATTTCCTCAAGTCATTATGGATGACAAACACCTCGGTGGTTGTACTGATACAGTCAAGTACCTTCAAGAAAACAAAATTATTTAATGGAACAACACTTTAATGAAATGTATTTTGATGTAGAGAAAGCAGTTGATCTTGCATTTAATGGACAATTTGTGTTAAAATTCTATGACTATCTACAAGTCATAGGAGCGAAGAAAGTTGATGTAGAACAGTTCATTGAAAGTTCTACTGCAGCAAATATTAGTGAAATGGTAATGGAATTGGATGAGTATCTTGAGGGAGGCCCAGATAACCTTCATAAACAACTTAGAGAAGCATACGGACATATTCCAAAACCACAAGCTAAAAAAATCAGAAATTACTTGTATAACATCCTTGAGGATGCTTGGAGATATAATCATGACAAGAGGAGGGGACGAAGAAAAAAGCAAACTAAATAATTCCGAACCCGAGATCAATCGGGGTTTTGAGTTATTACTTAGAAATAGGAGGAGGAAATCACCAAAGCCAAAAACTTTCCAAGTGAGATTTGGCAAAATGATTTCCCTCTTTCGCAGGGAGTTTCATTTTGGATTTGAATTTCATTTGGACGTGAGAAAAAAGTAACTCTCTGGAGAAAATAAATGGAAACAGCATATGTAATAACATTCGCAGTAATGTTCACGTTGCTCTTTTTTATGACAGGAGGTATAATTGGTTGGTTGACTTATAGACATCTATTAGAAACAAGGCCTCCATACTTACATCCAGAATTTTTTGATGAAAATGGCCAGGTAATTCCTGACGAAATAGTATCTGTACGATTTGAAAATGACTATGACTACGACGAAACCGAAGAGGACGACTAAAGCAACTGCAACAGCAGAACCAGTTAAACTTCCTCCCAATCCATTCATGAACGAGATTCTTGATCTCGTTTCATCGCAAAAGACTAATGCTAAAAAAGTAGAACTCTTAAGAGAGCATGAGAATGATGCTCTTAAGTCTCTGCTGATTTGGAACTTTGATGAATCAGTAATCTCAGAATTGCCTGAAGGTGAAGTTCCATTCCGTCCCAATGAGAATCCTCTTGGAACTGATCACTCATCTCTTCGTAGAGAGTGGAAGCACTTCTATAACTTTGTAAAGGGTGGCAATAATACTCTTTCAAAGATTCGTAGAGAAACAATCTTCATTCAGATTCTTGAAGGACTTCATCCACTAGAGTCAGAAGTTCTTTGTTTGGTTAAAGATAAGAATCTGCAATCCAAATACAAAATTTCTTTTGATGTTGTAAAAGAAGCTTACCCCGACATTCAATGGGGAGGACGTTCTTAATGTGTACAGTGCTACACGAAAAATGTGAAAAGGGGGTAGCGAAGGATAGATCGCTGCCCATCAATTCTCATTTGGTTACATATCTTTTAGATGGTATCGTCACTTATGATATTGTAATGTGTCATAAGATGGCAGACATCTTTGATATGTATTGGGATAAATATCGAGAAGATTTGAAAAAGATTGAATACACTGATGGACGAGTCAATCCTAGACTTTGGGATAATAAAACACCTGATAAAAAGAAAAGGAAATGAGTGAAGGATTTAGTGAAGAAAAAATTGAAGTTGCTATTAACAAAGACGAAGTAAATAAACTTCTGAAAAAGTATAAGAAGATTAAAAAATATATGAAGTCACCACTTTATCAAGTGATGGTTATGGATGGAACTGAAAAGATTGTATCTGATTTATTAAGCGACACTGATGGGTAAACATTATTTACTGAACCTCTATGGATGTTCATTTGTTCTTCTGAATGATGAAGACTATCTTATAGACTTGTTAGTAAATGCCGCGATTGCAAGCGGTGCAACAGTATGTCAAACAATTCATAAGAAGTTTTATCCACAGGGAGTTACAGTATTGTGTTTACTTTCAGAAAGTCATATCAGTATTCATACATGGCCAGAGGAAGGAAAAGCAGCGGTAGATGTTTATACTTGCGGTGATTGCAATCCTAAGATAGGATGTGATATAATTATTGAGCAATTATATGCAACGAATCATACATTAAGTTACATTGAACGGTAACAAAAGTTACAAAATAACTTGCATAAATTTATGTAGGTTCTATAATACCTATATCGTTCATCTGGAATATCCAGACGGAAGTAAGCCGACTCGGAACGGATCGTTCATCTATGGAAGCACTCATTCTAACTTGCTTACAAGCACAATTAATTGCTGGGAGAATTCACAAACAGGACATTCCCATTCAAGTAAAGAATGATTTAATCTGGGAGATCAAACAGATCTCTCCAAAAACGTGCAAAGTAGACGCAAAAGCCGACTGAAGGAACGCTCTTTAACCTCAAAAACTAAGGAGAAAACCTAATGTCACAAGTAGTATATCGCGGTGTTGCATATGACACTGAAACACCTAAGCAAGAATATCAACACTGGTATTCAGAAACACATGCACCAGCACATCCAGCAAACACCTATCGCGGTGTTGCTTACCGTCCTTGCCACAACTCGGAGGTAACAAAATGAATTGGTTGAATGTGATCCGCACACAGATTCAAAAGCAAAAGAAACTTCAAGCCGCACAGTATTATATTGCCACTTTGGGATGAAGTACCTGATACCACTTCTAGTGCTATTTCGTATCATTACAAACGATGGTGTATTCTCTGAGCAAAGAAAATTCCCCGCCAAAAAACAACCTCCCGAAATTCGAAAGGTTGAAAGAAGAAAGGGGAAAAAACATAATAGATCTAAGGAGGGTTGACAACCCTCCTTTTTTTATGTAAAATGAGTTAGTACAACCATAACTTATGGATATTCAGAACTTAAAACTTATTGTTCGAAACTTAAAGTCTCTGGTAGATTGTTTGGAATCTGAAATCTATTCAAATAGAGAGAATTATAAGTATGAGGAAGTCGCACCTCATATTAATGACTACGACGAAATTTTTGAAGACGATGACGGATACCCAGACTAATATGAAACCAGAAGTAAAACTTATTTCAGTTACACCAAATGCTGAACAGCACATTGCATATTGCGCTCGCGTAAGTAATCCAAAGAATCAAGAGAACTCTAATTTTGAAGGATTGCTTAAATATTGTATTAAGAATCAACACTGGAGCATCTTTGAACATGCTTTTCTTACAGTTGAAATTAATACCTCGTTGGCGATTGCTACGCAGATCTTGCGTCACAGAAGTTTCACGTTTCAGCAGTTCAGTCAAAGATATGCAGACAGTACAGAACTTCAAGTTGAACTTCCTGTACCTGATCTTAGGAGACAAGATGCAAAAAATAGACAAAATAGCACAGATGATCTTGGAGATTATCTGAAGATGTCTTTACAAGAACAAATCAATAATCATTTCAAATCTTCACTGTCACTTTATAATGATCTTTTAGGATATGGCGTGGCTAAAGAATGTGCAAGGTTTGTACTTCCTCAAGCAACTATGACACGTCTTTACATGTCAGGTAGTGTGAGATCATGGATTCATTATATTGATCTTCGCAGCGCACATGGTACTCAGAAAGAGCACATGGAAGTTGCAGAGGCAATTCGTTGCATCTTCACTTGTCACTTTCCAACAATTTCATCTGCTCTTGGATGGGAACGTGAAGGGTGTTCCGAATGTGTCGATGCTCCTTCTATTATCATAGAATAAATATCCTTACATACAATGGAGGTGGAAATTGCCAACGTATCCAGTTAAAAATTTAGAAACGGGTGAAACAAAAGAACTCTACATGTCGATGGTAGAGTATGAACAATGGAGAAAAGATAACCCTGGTTGGGATAAAGATTGGAGCCAAGGATGTGCTGGAGTTGGAGAAGTTGGAGAGTGGCAACAAAGACTTGTGAATAAAAATCCAGGTTGGAACGAAGTTCTCCGTAAAGCTTCAAAAATGCCAGGAGCAAAAGTAAAACCCTTTTAGAATAATGCCAAGAAAAAGAAATCAACCTGCAACTCCAGTTCCATTTGGAATGAGCAACAAGCAAATGAAACGTAAGAAACCAATCAATTTGGATTTCATGAAGACAATTGATCCTCTTACAGATAATCAAGAAGAGTTTTTTAGATCATATCAAATCGGACAAAACATCGTCGGATATGGTTGTGCTGGTACAGGTAAAACCTTTATCGCGCTCTACAATGCCCTTCAGGACGTTCTTGATGAGAAGAGTCCATATGACAAGATCTACATTGTGAGATCGCTTGTGGCCACCCGTGAGATTGGATTTCTTCCTGGAGATCATGAAGACAAATCATCACTCTACCAGATTCCTTATAAGAATATGGTGAAGTATATGTTTGAGATGCCAGATGATAATTCTTTTGAAATGCTTTATGGCAATCTCAAGAGTCAAGGAACGATTAGTTTCTGGAGTACGTCATTTATTCGGGGAACAACCCTTGATAATGCGATCATTATTGTAGATGAATTTCAAAATTTAAATTTCCATGAATTAGATTCTATTATTACTCGTGTCGGTGAGAACACAAGAATTATGTTCTGTGGTGATGCAACTCAATCAGATCTTGTGCGTACCAACGAGAAGAATGGTATCATTGATTTTATGAGAATTCTTCGTGCAATGCCATCCTTTGATATCATTGAGTTTGACGTTAAAGATATTGTTCGCTCTGGATTGTGTAAAGAGTACATTATTGCAAAAATGGAACTTGGACTTTGATGGCAAATAAAAAGATATATTATTTAGATTATAATGATGGACATTTTGGAGATCAACTTTTATATAGAGAGGGAGATCTTTATCATAAATCTTTTGTCTATTCTAAATGTCCTGTGTTTAACCACAAGGCAAATAGAACTTTTGTAGCATTCTCTCCAATAGATTTTACAATTAAAGTAGATAAAAAAAATCAATTAATTTTATCGGATAACAACAATTATATTATTTGTGATCAAGAGCATTTAATGTCTCCACTTCCAGTAATTCAATTAAATTTTCCTAGATTTTTATTCTGGACTAAAGAATCAAATATTTGGTTTGAATATAAAACTCATCCAATGACATCTTTAAATAATAATTTTATTGGTGTTGAAGGATGGTTTAATCTGTCTAATTGGTATAGAAATTCTAGTAATGCTTTTACTATTGTTGATGAAAAAAAACCCGTGGTAATAAAAAAAGGTGATCCAATGTTCAGAGTATCTTTTATACCCCCAAATTTTGACGATGGAATTATTTTAAAAAAAATTGATGATAAAAATAAAGTAAGTGAAATTTTAGAAAAATATAATTCCAGAGACAATAAAAAATCAAACTGGAAATCAAAATTATTTTCTAAAACTAAAATTCAAACATGTCCATTTAAATTTTTACATAAAAGTGATGTTTAATCATGTAGAACTTGATCTTCCTCAACTTGAGCGAGAGACTATTGATGGTGTGCGATATTATAAAGTTTCTGATGAAGAGGAACTTCGTAAGTTAGTATCGATTACTTCTGTAACAAGTCATTTTAACAAAGAAATCTTTGCAAAGTGGCGAGCCAGAGTTGGTGATGCTGAAGCAGATCGTATTACACGAAGATCAACGAGTCGTGGGACAGATACTCATACCTTGATTGAGCAGTATCTGAAGAACATGGATTGCAACTCCGATGTTCTTCCACTTTCTGAAATGTTGTTTCAGAATGCGATTTCGACTCTGAAGCGTATAAATAATATATACGCTTTGGAAGGTTCTCTATATAGTTTGTACCTGGGAATTGCAGGTACGGTTGACTGCATTGCAGAATTTGATGGAGAACTTGCAATTATTGATTTCAAAACGTCAGAGAAACCAAAAAAACGAGAGTGGATTGATCACTACTTCGTGCAATGTTGTGCTTATGCTTGCATGTTACATGAACTCACTGGAATCTCAGTTAAAAAGTTCGTAATTATTATGACTTGTGAAAATGGAGATGTTGAAGTTTATGAAGAAAGAGATAAAGCAAAATACATACGTCTTCTTACACAATATATTAAAAAGTTTGTAGACGACAAACTAATGCAGATGTCTTGACAGGCATGTTATAATATTAGTAGAGTTAATAGGATAGTCTATTGCGTATTACAGTTTTGGGCCCGATGGAGAATGAATTAGAAAAGGTATTAGAGAGTAAGTTTTTCTGTTCTTCTCGTTTTGCACAAGAGATTGAAACACTCGTGCAAACGAATTTGGATATGAATTACATTGATGCTATCGTTCACTTCTGTGAGACGAATAATATTGATTTGGAATCCGTGCCTAAACTGATTTCAAAACCCCTGAAAGAGAAACTTAAGTACGAGGCAATGGAACTTAACTTTCTCAAAAAGACTTCCCGTGCAAAATTAGTCTTTTAATTCCATTTTGGGGGGGAAAAATTCTCCGGCAAAAAATCCTTATATTACTTTTTTGAATGAATCCCTTTGAAGTTTATAAAACATATCTTGCTCTTAAAAACCACTTTACCAAACCAGAATACGACTATCAAAAATATTGTGGTAAGGTAAAAGCCAATCTTCAGTCATTTTATAAAAGGCGAGATAGATTCTTTTATGAGAAGATTTCGAGAAATAAAGACGATCATGAGATTATTGAGTTTTTTGTCTCAAATTTCGTATCTGCCTCAGATCCTGCCAATTTGTGGATTGGTAGTATTATAAGAGAAGGAGATAAAACTCACAAAGAATGGCAAAAACGCCAACAAAGTCTATCCTATCAATTTAAAGAACAATCAGAAGAATTGTTCAAGACACATAAATTTGAGGATGTTTTCAATTGCACGAAAGGACATCCTCCTGTTCTAAAGATGTTCCTGAGCGGGAAGATTAGCCTGGAAACCCTGGTGATCTATGATAGAATATTCATGTTCAGGAACAAATTTGACAAGAAATTGATGGATCCCGTGTGGGAAACCGTCAGTCTAAAAATTAAAAAATACAACCCATTTCTAAATATTGATGTATTCCGTTATCGTAAAATCTTGAAGGAAATTATTGTAGGAGACGCATGAGCTTTTTTGATTCCGAAGTTGTCCGCGCTGAGATGACTGAAATTTCCGAATTACAAGAGGAAATTTATAAAAATGTGTTTAGTTTCTTTAGAATGTCCAAAGAAGCAAAGAAAAATCATGTTGAATTAATGCAAAGACTGTTGGAAAAACAACAGATTCTTTACACTCGTTTGAGTTTATCAGATGATCCTGAAGCTCAGCAAATGAAGGAAAGAATCTCCGAGTCTGCTACAATGATGGGACTTCCTCCCAATGTTGATATGAATGTCATCTTCAACAACATGTCTCAGTTGATTGAATCCATGAAGGAAAAGATTGACAAAGACGAAACTTCCGTCTAGAATGATGGAGTACACAAAGGCCAAATCCAACAAATACGAGGTACACAAATGTCGTTTGCTAATCTGAAAAAGCAATCTAAAC